AAAGGAGTAGTTCCATCTTGCATTTTAGGGTAATTGACAAAGCTAGCAGCACTTTGGGAAGTCCGATATGTCCCGCTTGGCAGGTCATTGAGGTCTTTTAAATCTGCCGGAAAATCCTTAATGCGGTCACTATCAACGATCAAGTCAAGAATACCGTCATCATCGGGTTCAACAACCGCCCCGTCGTTGATCTTTGCACCTTTGACCTTGCCAGCTTGCTCAATTTTCGGGTCATACTCCGCTTTGAGCTTCAAAATAGCCGCGTTGACATCGCTCATGTGAGCTACGCCAATCTCGTTAACCGTCAAGTCAACTTTTGCGGCATTGCTGATAGCCATTGCTAAATCAATGTCAATTGAAGCCGTTGACCGGTGATCTGGCGAACCTGCCGCTAGTGTTTGTTCTCCGTTTGACGGTGATACACCAAGCAAGATTTCTTTGTTATCGTTGTTGTTTTTAGCGTACCAACCGACTGAGCTAAACGTTAAGTCATCCGTTAAGTCCTTGTTGCCAAATGAAGCCGAAACGGTGATTGTGTTGTCTTGTGGAGGTGTAACAATTACGTTGACCTCCATTTTTTGATTTTCAAGGGTGGCAAGCTTTCGAATGTCTTCATCAGCCATAGAGCTGACATCTTGACCAGCTAGCACCGCCCGTGTATATGCAATTTCGCCATTACCAGCGCCGACATTAATGAGTAATTTACGCCCTGCATCGGTGATAATGGTGTCTTTGAATTTGTCCATTTTGACCTTCTTTCATTAGATCTTTGCTTAAGTTGATATTCATGTGTTAAAAGCTTGGTACCGATGTACGACATGCGCTTTGCTTGTGCTTTCCAACCTTCCCACCAAGTAGCCACTTCTTCATGTGTAGTGTTTTGCAACTCGTTAATGTCTGTCCCAAAATACCAATGGTTATACGTGGTAGCTTTGTAGCCTTCCCACCAGATAGACGCAAATGTTTTGATGTCATGGTCCCTATCTTGCGTGGTGGCACCTAGATAGCCGTGAACGTGTGTAGTAGCTTTAAAGATTATCAAGTCAAGCCAGTAACCCATCGCCAGCATTTTTTGCAAGTTGTTAAGCATAAACTTTTCCATTTGCGGGTTTTGAACCGCATCAAACGGTATCTGCATCCCTACGTGACGAATACCTGTCTTCCAGATTTTGAAACCGTGGTCATATTCAAGCGCACTAGACGTTATTTTCACGATTGAGGGTACAGTACCCTGTGCCCGTGAAAGAAGCTCCATAACGTGAATAATGAAGCGATAATTGTCGTCGTCTTGACTTGGTCTATATGTCTGGATGTCGGCACCAAAAAGGTCGAGCGTTGTTCCTTGGGCGTCTTTTAAAGCACGCCAGCGCTCGACCTTATTTGCATTTGTACTAATCCCTTCTAGTGGCTCGTTAAAGGCATCAATTAGCTTATAAAGATTGCCACCAGGTCGCTTATACCAGTAGTCTGAAATCTCAGCTAAAAGCTGTTCAGAAGTCTCATATGCCATTTACGACCACCTCAATATTTCTAGTGTCACAAGAGACGGCTTCAAACGGCTGTGTATGTATATCTTTATCTGCTAAATGTTCGGGGTCAGTTCCGATCTCAACGAGTGCCTCACCAACGCCCTCAATTGAATAGATAGACGGATAAATTTTGGTTAGGTAAACGGTACCGTCCATCAGTAAACTGTTGATGTAATCAGCTATTTCTTGCTTTACATAGTCAGCACCGTCGTCGGCGTTCCATTCGTCAGTTGTCCGAATTTTGACCCTTGCATAAATTGGTTTGTCGGTTGCGTAATCAAAATTGATCTTTTTAACCTCACCTGTTGCATCTTTTGCTTGAACTTCTTTGCTACCAGTAAGACTGATACCAGCCGCTACTTTATCTGCTAAGCAACTCGCTATATCGTCTTCTTTTCCGCCCAAACAAAAAACGTGAACCGAATACGGTGGATTTCCGTATTGGTCCGCGTCTGCGAACGGATTTTCAATAATGTTTACTTGTCTTACTCCTGGTAAATTCATTAATGCTGATTTGATACCAGCTGTTGACGGTCCAGGCTTTGCCACGTTTTCCATGATTAGCCGCGCTCTATATGTGGAGTCGTCTTCATCATCTTGTCCGCCAGCTGCCTTCTGCGGATTCGTCACACTAATAATGTCTTCGTCCGGATTAGAAACAATAGTGATTGTGTTAGGCAAAACGTTGTTAAAGTCACCAGTTTCAACGGATTGGACAACTCCTACTCCAATGTACTGACCATTTGAATCTTTTGCGGTAGTTACGTCCTTGATAAGGTCAAACACAACACCGTCATCGGTTTCAAACTGTTCACCTGCTTGTATCAAATATTCGTCATCAGTCACGATTTGAATGTTTGCAAAGCTTGGTGTAGCAACTTTCCTTGGAAGATCTAGGTTAGCACCAATCCGATCAAGTGAGCTTTCAGTAGCCGTGCTGATATAAGCAGAATAGTAAGTTTTTTGCAGTTCTTGAATTAGCAAGGTTTCGCGCCACGCTATCAGTCGGGCAATAATTCCAAAATTGGAATTACTTGTCAGGACGATATCGGTGCCAAAACGTTGCATCAAGTCATCTTCTACACTGTCCAGTATTTCTTCATATGTGGGAGCTAAGAACCCCCGCTTGTGTAGTCCGAAACTAGCTATCGCCAAGTTCAAAACCTCCCTCTACGTTTTTCGGTTGACCATCGCCAACTTGAACAGTTGCGCTAAAAGCCACATATAAGCCTCTTCTAGGCATTTTCTTAAAAGTGATACTATTAACCGTTTTGACCTCTGGAACCTTTTCTGTGATGGTCGTAGACATGTCAGCGGATGCAAGCTGAGCGTTAAAATTCTTACCAATGAAATTGCTGTAATCTGCGCCTTGATCTGGGTCAAGATTAGGCATTTCACCGTAGCGAATTAACAGTGTAGCCCTTATTCTTTGGGCTATTTCGTCAATTCCTTCAACGATTGCTAAGTCGTGAGTAGTAGGGTCAATAACTAAATCACCGTACTCATTAACTAATAAATCCTTAGCCATTTTTCGCATCACCTCCGAGAACTCCAACAATAATCGCATCATTAGCATCATGAACCCTTGAACTATTCGGAGTGTAAGTGTTGACAGCTCTACCACCTTCCCAGTTGTCATTATCACGGTCTAATACCACCGCAACTACTGGGACGCCCTTTCTCATAAGCTTCTTTTTAGGCAGCTTATCAACCAAATGCGAACCCGTTTCAGAATCAATTCTTTTAAATTCTGGTTTAAGTCGCTCAATCATTTCATCCAACATGTAACAATTTTCAGTAACCGGAATATCCAGATATTGTGCTGATGTTTCGCCGTCGCTTGAATTAGCAAGCGGTAAAATATCCGCCGTATGATCTTTCTTGTTATAGTCAATAACTTTTGCAATTAATGCATTTTCCATTCCAGAAATAATGCCCCATTGAAATTTGCGCATTGCGTTGATAGCCGCCTTACGTTCTTCATTTTGTGATTGTGCCATAACACTCACCTCCTTAAATCTTTCCAAGTGAACATTGCGTTTGTGCTTTATCCATGTCAAATGTATGTTGACCGGCTTTCACATAAAAATAGCCTTTCAAATACTTACTTTCCATGTGAATCCCCACGTTGGTGGTTATGTCTGGAACCAATGGAACCATGATTTCCCACGTTCCTTTACCGGAGCTGTCATCGCTACTTTCGTTGTAACTTGGTGGCTGTAACAGGTCTTGGCCATCAATCTCATACCACGTTCTCTTTGTGCTTTTTGGATTAATGATTTCAAGCTTTCCTTGAATGTAGGTCATGATTGAACCTGTTTTTTTGACCACCTGTTTAAGCAGTGTTAATGGTTTGCCCTTTGCGGTAAATGACTTTTTCAAAGTTGGATTCTTTGCTAAGTCAATCTTAGAAATTACGATTCCTGATTGACTTGCAATTCCTTTGATCAAAGTCTTATAGTCCGTGCCTTTGCGAAACGTCTTATTAACTTTGACTACTTTTGTAGCACGGGTTTTAATCCGTTTCTTACGCCACTTACCTTTAATGGTTTCTTTATATGGCGTTCGATGGCGAACCGTGTACTTCTGTCCTTTTTTAGGACCTCGTTTGTACTCTTTGGTCTCTGTGTAATGGTGGTATCTAGTAACCGTCTTATCAGGTTGCTTGACCCACTTCGTTACATATTTGTTGACCTTCTTTTCTTTTGTTACTTTCAATTTGCGAGCGGCTACATTGCTGTAATTCGTGCCCTCAGTGAAAGTAATTGTAAAGGTATCAGTTGTACCATCGTGGTTAGGAATGCCGATTTTTTCGATAAATCCCTCAGCAAGAATCTTCTTATCTGGTCCCCAGTTAAACGCAACATAGCAATAGAATTTCTTATGATAAAAATTTGCATGCTCCTTGGTCATGTTGTACAAAGTGACCGTATTTTGCTGTGGCGTAGACGAATCAGCAAAGTTAACTTCAAACGTAAACGGATAATTATGCTTATAATGCTCGTTGTTGTAAACGGTTTGGGTTTTGCCTTTATCGTTAGTGCAGACAAACCACATGTGTGGGTTGCTAGTAACTATCAATATGAGACCTCCTGATCCGTTAAATCGTCGCTATCTTCGTCAGGGTCATACCCCAGTGGTTTGATAGTCGGGTCTTCGTCTTCTGAACCAAGTGGATCAATCACATCAATGTAAATTTGAACATCATAGCCAAACTCAGCCTTGCCGGCATCTTTTGCGTTACCAGTTTCGTCCATCACTCTCATATCAATTCGAGGTAAACGAGTATCAGGAATATCAATAGCGACTAGCTGATTAAGTATAAGCGGCTCCTGTTCTAGCAAGGTTTCGCCATTCTGATAAATAGTGATGGTATACCAGTCAGCAACGGGGTTATAGTCAATTCTTAGCGTGTAAACCTCGCCAGCCAATTCGATGTCGAAAATGTCCGGCAAATCATCAATGTTCACTGGAATATATTGACGCATTTCACCCCTCCTTACTTAACTCGCATCTTGCTTTTAGCCTTATGCTTCTTATCGTTGACATAAATCAAGTTGCCGGCATAAATCCGGTTAGGATTCTTGATCTTGTTGACCTTTCGAAGCCAAGAAACCGACTTACCATAGCGTTTGGACAATCCCCACAGGGTATCGCCCGGCTTGATGGTTATTGCGGTGTAGTTCTTGTTTCTGTTGCCTGCCAACGTCTTAGAAGACTTCGACCGCTTAGCATTCTTCTTTTTGCCGCTTGTCGTGATCTCAGCAGCTCGAACAAATGTAAAAGTTATTGAAACCTGCATCGTGTTTTTGAAACCGGTAAATTGCCGGTCAAGTTGTGATATCAGCAAGTGCTTGTAATAAATGTCACCACGGAACGTTAATTCTTCATGGTGACTGTGCCACGTTCTTAACTGCACCCATTTATCATGGGCTGTGCGACCGCCGTTAATGTCGTCAGAAATAAGACCGTCAATAGTGACCGTCTTAGAATTGAATCTTGCGTAATCTTTACGAGGTGCCCCCTGATCAACGGCATAAGAAGTAATGTTTGATGAATTGCTTTCTGATTCCGTATTTGTGGGGCTAAAAAAGACAATATCGCTTTCTGTCCCGTTGAGTGTAGGAAAAATAGCCATATTGCCTTCATTCGTAAATTCTTTTTTATGTTGTTCAATTTTGCTGACCATCGCGGCTTGATCCGTGGTCTTGCTTTTATTAACACGCTTTTTGCTGGTCTTAGCTGGTTTAAGCTGATTTCTATACTTTTTGTATCGGTTCATGTCTGCATGATATTTTTTCATGTATTCTTCAAACTTCTTAGTATATTTAGCTTTCAGCTTTGGATCTTTCGTGTTAAAGACTTTTGCTGAAAAGTTCATTGCCGTCGCATTGGCTTTCATTGCCGCACGGTGAGCTTTATCAGCCTTATCTTTGATTTCTTTTATTTTTCTTTCTGCTTTAATTTGCTGCCTTAGTCTTTTTGCGCCCCTTACGGGGCTTAGACTTGTTTTTTGGCTTTTCTTTTTTAGCCAAATAAAAACAACTCCTTACTAATAAAGCGATGGATCCGTACCTAATTCATCGCTTATGTTTACTAGAACCTTATTAATTTCACGGCGTACCAGTTCCGCAATCCGCTTAGCATCCTCCCTTGTCCCGTAGATAGGACCGTTGAGGTTGATGTTAATGACCGGCGCTGAGCTGTGTGACCGTGTAGGTCTGTTAATCTTTGGAAACTTAAACATTTGCGCTAAGTCAGAAACTTTACGCTTTGTTTGTTCGTGACTATCAACTTTAACAGGACCGTCAGCAGTGATTAGCTCTGGACCACGTTCACCTGCAATAAATGGAGTGTGTGCTTTTGGACGTCCACCCTTTGCGTAACCGCGACCATTGCCTAATGCTGACAAGCTAGAACCATAGCGGTGCTTAGCATAATTCAAGCCAGCGTAAATGTTGGCAGGTCCGTTAAAGATACCGCCAGAGCCTTTACGCTTAAAGGCTTCGAATGTTGCTCGCTTAGTTTGCATAAGTCCTAATGCTGGACCAGAACCGTTACCGTCTGGGTCACTCCCTGGTTGTCTTGCGTTAGGATTACCACCTGACTCAGTTTGGATCTGACGCAATACTCTTGCGACCATTGAATCAGAAGTAGACAAGTGCAACATACCAAGAACTCGTTTAACTGTACCAGCCCAACGCTTGACGCCTTCACCACCGATGTTGCCACCGAGTGAACCTTCATCGCCTAACTTGTCCTTAATCCACTTTAAAGCGGCTGGACCAAGTTCGCGTTTTGCTAGTGCAGTTAAGTTAGTAGCTGGCTTTGCAGTCTTCTTAGCAGTTGATGCATTGTGTAACCCTTTGACACGGTAGAAACCATAGCCCATACCCATGTCATCAGCAATTCGTGTGACACGCGCTTTTGGCGGTGTTTCATTGAACATTGTCCCGGTTCTTGGATTCTTGACGATACCCACGTGACCGGCTGCGCCTGTCCCATGACCGAAAATAACCAAGTCACCCGGAATAGTTCGATTAATGCTTTTACCAAGATATTGGAGGGCGGAACTATGTTGCATATCAACAGTTGAACGCCCAGCATTAATTCCGAAATGCTTTAAAGCTTGTGCGACCATACCAGAACAGTCACTAGCCGCCTTACTCATAGCACCCATGACATATGGGACGCCAGAGAATGTAGACTCAGCAAATCTCAGGAATGCTTCACGAGTGCCACCTTTACCATCACCACCGCCGATTGCGTTGTTGATGACCGTCCACATCGCGTTAGACCAAGAATTACCGAAGTGCTGAGATGAATTTTGCGCTAATCCGATAGAACCACGCTTTAAATTCGATCCGCTTGGTTTGAGCTTGTCTAAGAACATTTCTTTGAAGCTTTGTGCTGGGTTGGCTCCCTGCCTTCTCAGCAAGCTTTCTCAATGCGCTATGGCTTAGCCTGATCCCTTGGCAAAATGCTTTACACCGGCTGATTTAGCCACCTGTTGGGTCTGCGCCCCGTTGAGGACACCCCAGCCCTTTGGTAGCATCATGGTGACATTGTTGCCACGTGGTAAGAACAATTCATTCTTGTCACTAACTAAGGCTTCTTGTCTTGGTCCTGTTTGTGCATCGTTGACCATAGCAAGGGTATTTTCGGTTAGACGCCCGTTTGCGTCAGTACCAGTAGCAAACTTAACTGGCTTGATAACTGAGGTATTACCGCCGAACTGTCCAAGGACCTTGTCAATTCCAGTAATACCCTTGTTAATCTCACCAATTGAGTCGCTCATTGCATCCCTGGCAAAGCCTTTAGTTTTGCCTAATGCTTTACCAAAGCCTTTTGCAGTGGATTCACTAAGACTGATAACACCGTCATGGGTCTTGTCCATCTGCTTGACAATGCCTTTGTGCATGTCTGAGTAGTCAGAGATAGCCCGTTTTCGGGTCTTAGAGCTGTCTTTACCCGTTTGACGTGTAATCTTATTCCAAGTGCTTGAGCTCTTCTTAGAAAGGCTATTAAGTGACTTGGATGACTTGTCCGCAATTTGTTTGTAGTCGTTAGTTACCTTCTTTGAGGTTTTACCAAGCTTATCAGTTCCGCTTGCGTAGCCTTTGAGGGTTAGCCCATTACCTAAACCGCCGTTTAATACCTTTGCGGTATCGCGTGCATTCAGGATATGCTCGCCAGCATAAACCTTTGTAAATTGCGGACCATTAGCACCAAGCAAGCGAACGTTGTTAGCATAAGGTTTGTATGCTAATTCGGGACCAGCTTCACCGACAAGGGCACCGTGTGAGGCGTGCATAAGCCCACCGTTGGCGTGTGCCTTGCCTGTTAGTTTACCTTTAACCCAGTTGACTCCCTTGCCAACTGCACCAAGTGCCGCCTTGACAGGCTTGGGTGTGTGATCACTGACCCATTTACTTAGACCTTCAAAAGGCTTTTTAAATAGGTCAACGGCATTTTTACCAAGATTGCCAAACCAAGTTTTAATGCCTTTCCAACCAGATTGAACGTCCTTGTTAATTCCACCAGCCCAGCTTTGCATGCCATTCCATTTAGACTTGAAGAACTTACTTGATCTGTGACTTAGATTTCCTGACCATGAGGTGAAACCATGCCAACCGCTTTGTACGTTCTTATTGACTCCGCCAGCCCATGACTTCATGCCATTCCATTTAGACTTGAACCATTTGCTTGATTTATGACTTAAATTTCCTGACCATGAAGTAAAGCCTTTCCAGCCTTTTTGAACGTCTTTGTTAGTTTTACCACCCCAGCGCTCCATGCCGTTCCACTTGGACTTAAACCACTTATTAGACTTTGCACTAAGCTGTTTAGTCCAAGATGGGAAGTCTTTCATGCCTTTTTGAGCATCTTTAACAACTCCATCAGCCCATTTTTTAGCATTAACTTTTGGAAGAATTCCAGATGCTTTAAGCTGCAATTGACTATTTTGGGGCTTTTTACCATGAACTTGTGGTTTAAATCCAGCTAGCCATTTATTGAATCCATTTTTCTGAGGATCAAAGCCTCCCCAGTCCCAATTTTGTTTTCCAGCCCATTTACCAATATCGCGGAATAAACTTCTAGTTCTATCCATTCCATCACTTGGCTTACCGTGTGGATTAAGATGCGGATTGTTTCCAATCCACTTATAAAAGCCACTCCAATCCAGCCAAGTTCCCTTGGTTTCTTTTTTGACTTCTGGACCGCTTCTACGCCAAAAGTCTCTATCAGCAATATGTCCAGCAGCGTTCCAAATCGTAGAAGCAGAACCACTCAAAAGATCCCAGGCATTATTTGAATGCGCTAAGGTCTTTAAATTTAATCTATGATTCATTCCCCATGAGCGTTCAGCAAGGGAGCGTTGATCATGGTACTTATTGGTCTTTAAATCATAGTATCCATTGTCATCATAAGCATACAGAAGCTTTTTACCTTTCAGCTTATGGTCGGACAGGGTGTAATAACCGGATTCATTATATTTTTCGGCTTGACTATCATACTTGCCGTTTGATTTGCTGCCTTTTTTGCCGTAAACCAAATACTTCGCAGCATGTCCATTAAAGGCTTTTACAAAACTTTTAGCGGCATCAGGTCCCATAGCTTGACCAAGTTGTGCACCAATCGTAGCACCTACCGTGCCACCGAGAACTCCACCAATTCCAGCACCGACAAGTCCACCGATACCAGCACCAGCACTTTGAATTCTTTGCGTTGCGGTTTTAGCAGTTGCAGCTTGATAAAAGTCGTTACCGATTTGAGCCGCATTAAATACAGCAGATACGCCAACAGCTAATTTTGCGCCCTTGGTCATGTTTTTAAAGCTGGTATTTGTTCCAGTTAACTGCCCCGTGGTTTTACCAATATATGCAACCTTAGGACTTATATCAGCAAGCTTCTTGTACTGTTCGTACAATCCACCCACAAATGAGACAGCTTTTGCAACTTTGACGGTTGCGTATCCTGCTAAGAATCCACCACCGACAAACTTCATCATCGTTTCATGCCGTGTAGCAAAACGAATCAGGCTTACAAGACCGTTTGCAAAGTCACCTACGACTTTACCAACGCCCTTCTGGAATTTTTCACCATCTTTTGATAGTAAGAACTTAGCAAGCGAGTTACTTGCTTCGTTAATTGCCGGCAAAACAGCGTTACCCAGCGTCATCTTAAAGGCATTCATAGCCTGTTGAGCGCTGGCGGCGCTACCTTGTGCGGTACCCATGTTCTTTTTGGCTAATTCAGCTACATACGTACCAGTCTTACCGGCTTTTTCTGTCCGCTTAGTTAAGCCTTCTACTTCTTTCGAATATTTAGCTAAAATCATGGCACCGTTCATGCCAGTAGTTCCGAATATCGACTTAAAGAAGCCGTTTTGGTCGGAGCCACCTTTACTATGCTCTTCAATGTGCTTGTAAAGCACAGCCATATCTTGCGACAGCCCTTTCAGGTTGCCGTGTGCGTCCACCATTTCAGATTTTTTAATGCCAAGCTTGGTAAAGATAGAATTCTTAGAACCGATCTTGTTAACTTGGTTAGTTAATCCATTGATTGTGGCACGTAGGGCAGTACCAGCCTTGTCAGATTCCAAACCGTTGTTAGATAGAACACCTAGCGCTGACGCTGTTTCCGCCAAACTAATGTTGTTAGAGTGTGCCGCAGTACCAACGTACGACATAGCAACACCTAAGTCACTAAAACCTGTTGAAGTTGCATCAGCCGAGTAAGCCAACTCGTTAACAACGTTTTTGGTGTTTTTCAGCATCTTGCTGGTTGAGTCTGCACGCATACCGAATGCGTCAAGAACCTGTGAAGATACCGTAGTAACATCGCTGAATTTGTCACCAGATGCCACACTGGCTTGCAATTCGGTTTGGAGGGCTCCGATTGCTTGTTTGGTGGTATAACCACGCTTAACAAGGTCTTCATACCCTGCCGCGATTTCTTGCTGTGACTTGCCGTATTTAATGGACATGTCACGCCCTTGACGTTGCATTTCAGTAACCGACTTAGTTACTTCTTTTTGCTTTTCACCACCAAGAACAGCAAGGTTGTTAATTTCGCGGTACCTTTGCTGAATTGCCGCTGATTGCTTAGCGCCAGAAAAGGCAGCCGCACCAACGGCACCAATTCCAGCCGCCGCAACTGTTGCACCACCTCGGATGCTGTCCCACGCGCTGTGGAGCTTACTCTTCATCGTACTGGTGGCTTTGGTGACCTCATTAGCACCCTTTACCCAGCGGTTAAACCCGGTTGGATGGATTCGTTCCATCTCAGATTGAGCGGACTTAATTCCAGCTTTAAACTTGTTGATTTCAGCAACTGTTTGGTTAAGTTTTATTTGCTGACTTCTATAAGCATCACTAGCCTTGTCAGTAGAACTAGTGGTGCGGTTCAAGGCACTTTGCAAACGGCTCTGCTCGGCGCTTAATTTGCCGATCGCGCCTGATATGCCTTGACCTTTTGTTGATTAGCCTCGTATGTTTTACCCTCAGATTCCAGACGTCTAACATATGACGCGGTTACCGTGTCAATATGGTTTATTTCTCTTGGAAAATTAGCGGACATGTGCAAGCTATTTGCACGTCTCTGCAATTCCCCGAACGCTGAGTTTAAAGCCTGTGTAGCCTTTTTAGCCTCATTCACTTGCGTAAAATTAGCTTTTAAGGACAGCGACATGCCTTCATGTGCATCAGTCATGTATTAACGCCCTTTCTTTTTGGCAAAATAAAAAAGCCATCAGTTTATTTTCTGATTGACTTCACCTCACTATTTCTTTCCATCACCCCAGACACCTAATCCGGTGGCGCTTGCTTGCATGTTAAAACGTTGTTTTTCTTCTCTCCGCACGATTTCCCAGTACATGTTTAACTGGTTCCTGTTTGCTTTCATGGTTAAATCAAGCGGAATACCGTGCATAGCCAACCTAATTGGGTCTTCCCAACGGTCAGCCGCTTCTTTTAGATGTTCCTTATTCCAAGTTGCCGTCGATTCCGTCGTTAAGAAAGGAAAGCACTTCACGGGCAACATCTACCCCACCCTTGTGAGTGTCCCAGAAATCAAGGCTCTTAATACGTGGTTGAACAAATACGTCATTATCAACAGCATTGCTTAATACGAGTGATAGCTTAACGTCACCGTCACGGGTTGAATCGTCTTCAATCATTGAAGCAATGGCAAAACCTGGGTATTGAAGCGTCAAAGTGTATTCTTGTGGAGTTCCAGCGTTAAGAGTGATGTCCTTAGTGATACCACGTTGGTTAGGAACTGCACCGGTTTGAAGTTGCTTGTTTCTAGCAGCTAAGACATCAGCCATGCTAATTGGCTTATCTTCTGCCTTTGGTGCTTCTGTTGCTTGTGCGTCAACATTTACAGTAGTTTCTAAGTTTTGGTTTTCAGTGTTAGTAGTGTTGTCCATAAATTTTTACCTCGCTTTAATTAAAGAACTGAATTTTCTACAACGTTTAAGACCTTAACAGTGATGGTTCTTTCACCGGCTTCGTTTGCGGCACCACCGTCAGGCTTCTTTTGGATATATGCGTGTGCCCCCACATAGTGACGTGAACCATCACAAGCATCAACCGCATAACCACCGACACGACGTTCATCGGCTAAATCATCAATGATCTTGTTAAATGGTGACATTTGATTGATGGTTAAAGTAAAGGTACCGCCAGTTTTGTTGTTAATACTTGCGGTACCTGTTCCTTGAGGGTCTTGTTGAACTGATAACAAATCGTTATCGTATGAAAAAGTGAAAAGGGTTGTTGCACCATAGCCATAAGCAGTCTTACCGTCAATAGTGAAGTAAACATTATTGGCGTCGTAGGTGCCCATCAACCCCGTTTGTGCGTTGTTATGAGCTGCCATCTAATAAATCCTTTCTAGTTTAAAATCGTGTCTGATTGAACTTCACCGTGTACGGTAATGGTGTGAATTGCGCCAGAAACGTGGTAAGTGAAACTCAAACCACCGTAATGCCGGTCAGACAAGTCTTGTTGTGATTGTTCACTACGTTGTGAAGTAGTTACGGTGTAATCACCCTTACCAGTGGTTTCATCGGTTAAGATGATTCCTTGCGCATAGGCTTGTTCCATAACTTGCGTAGCAACACCATTGATTCGAGTAATTCCAACTTGGTCGTATGAGACCTTGCCATTTTCTTGCAAGAATTGCTCTAACTTGTTTTCCATGTTGGTGTTGACCCAGATAATGCCGTGAATGACGTCAATGTATTCACCGGACATAGTCCAGCCTTCTGATGTTTCACCAACACCACTAACTTCCACATATGCGAATGCATGTGCTCTATGGATTGCGGACAATTCATTTGAGGTCAAGACTTCTGGGGTTACACCCTTTAATTGCTTGAACTTCCAGGTCACAGAACCAACGGTCAAGGTAGCAACTGCCCCAACGAGAGCACTGTCCATGTTTTCAGCGGTGTCATGCTTCAAGCCAACGGTGTAATTTTGACCGTAAATCTTGTCAAATTGAGTCACATCGTTGCTTTGAACTACTAAAATGTGGTTCTTGTTGGCTTCGAAAATGTTTGACAGAGCAACTAAGTTGTCGTCAACGTCATTAGATGTGCGAACTGCAAAGGTCCAGTTAAAGTACCAGAAAGCCTTCAAAGCGTCGTATGCCTTTGATGGGTCATAGTCCAAAACTGCCACACGGTCGGAGTGGTTAGATTGTGCAAAGTAGGTTTGTGCCTTCTTATAAACTGCGGTGTCTTCACCGTAATCAACCGCAACCGCGTCAATGTTCTTGTATTCGCGGTAAATTGCGCCAGTTGCCTTGTCAGTCTTGCGTAATAGGATTCCGTTCATGCGGTCTTGTACGCTTAATTGATCTGGCAAGGTAGTTGCTGGCGTAGTTTGTGCGTTAGCATCGGTGCTCTTACCGTCTTTGCCATCTGATTGCGCTGGCGTTGGAGCCTTTGCAGTGACAGCATTTAGGATTAAAAGATTACCCAGCCCAACTACTGGACGTGGGTGTAAAACTGAAATAACCACGTTTACGTCGCTGACACGGTCATAAGGTGCAACGACAGTGGTTGTCTTAGCATCTGCCATTAAATTTCCTCCTTATTTTTGGACACATTAAAAGCGCCGTCGGTATCACTGCCGACAACGCTTGATGTGCCTTTAATTGATTCAATTGTGTAATCCTCGACATTAAAGTTGAGGTCTTTTTCTAAAAACTCAAAGCCACCAGTAACGGTGAAAGAGCAATCAAAACCAAAATCGTGATCATAATTAATGCCCTGTAAAGTGGTTCTATCGCCCGTGTTACCAATGCTTTGAGGTACTATGTACGCTTGCTTAAAAAACCTGCGATACGGCACTTCGTGGAGTGCTTCAAACAGCTTTCTAGCAAGGCTCATAGCTTGTACGCTCGAATTTGAGTGACAATCAATCTGCATAGTGCAGATATACTGTCTATGCTTGCCTAGCCAGTCGGCGTTTGGCTCTTGGTCAAAGTCAATCCATTTGAAAGTGAAAAACGGATAATCCTCCATTTCGTCAATGTTTGCATCTTCAACCAATTCGCATCCCGTGACCTGATTGACCAGCTTGCCAAGTATGTACTGCACTAAAAAATGATCACTCAATACCGGTAAATTGCTAGCCATTAGGGTGCTTATCATCTCCCTTTAATGCGTAAATGACAACGTCAGAATAGCCTTGAAAGTTGGAATTGCCAGTAATTCGATATTTTTGACCTGGCTGAGACGGCACTTCTACGACCGAGTTCGTGGGATAAAGCTTAGAGCTGATCCATAAGAGATCTGCCTGCGCCATCTCACCACCCGTATAAAATTGAGCCATGAAAGAATTTTGTGCGTTATTCGGTACAACCGGTTCATATCGCTGTTCCGGCTGCACCTTTGGCGCGTCATCGTCTTCAACTCTTACACCGCCCACGTAGTGAAAGTGAGCTTTTTTTGCTGGGCTGTCATATGGGTAAACCGTTAAATCTACTCCAAAACTGTCCAGCATATCCGCAAACGGAATGTAGAAACTCATAGCGTGCCCCCTGTCATTGGCAGTATTTTCCAAGTAATGCGTTTTTGAAGCTGTCCAGTGTCAACCAAGGGGTTATTAGCCCCACGCTTGTTATCGATGGTCAGCGGTGCGTTACCTGGCTTTGTCCAACGTCTCATTACTTCTCTCATATCACTTACGCCCATGCGTCCCAGCTTTTCAAGCAAGTCTTTACCAGTTTTGCCATCATACATAATCTCTTCAATACCTGCCTTGATGTATCGGCGGTATTTTTGACGGTAATCTATGCCGGTTTTTCTGATAAAAGCACGAGCTGGAATGTCTACTTTTTGCATCAGATAGAAATATGTAACCAATTTGCCGTCTTGATTGACAGCCGCAATGTGCTTGCCCTTAGGATGAACAATTGATACTTATTTCTAACGTCTTTTGCAGTAACGTTCTTTCCGAACTCTTTAATAGCCTGCCTTGACGGAATCCATAAGAAGCCGCTGGCGTTTTTAGGGCGAATGTGTGCCCCATACTCGTTGGCTCTTACGATCGTCAAAAGCAAGCTATTTTCATCACTGAAAAAGCCAATTACTACCTGATGATGGTTTAAATAGTCCATTTCTTTCGTGATATGATCTAGCCTATTTTCGATTTCTTCAAAGCTGTCAGCCATTAGTGTTGCACCAATCCATATCTTGTAATGCTTCCGTTGCCATAAAGGTTATACAGCCATAAATATAGCTGCCCCCACGGCGAACGTTGGAACAGATTTAATTTGCTAACGTCAGCATAAGTTCGCTTCAATACTGAAACTTGTTCGCTGGTAACGTTGGCGCCACCATCGCCCATAGCCTTGTTAATCGTGATTAAATGCAAGGCTAAGTATTGCGTAGCCATGTCACGAGCTTTGATAGTCTCACCATCGTTGTTCTTGGCAAGCTTTGGAAAACCATCAGCCATTGCTATTTGATAAGCATTAGTCAATAGCCCATTTAGTGCATCATCGGACAGTTTAGAAGTTAAATCTGGGCTTAATTGCTTCACAGCATTAAGCATGTCTTGTAAATCGTCCATAGGCTACCTCCGAACTAGGCTTTCTTTGGATCGTTGATACCGTGCAATTGTACAAATGCGTGTGGGTAGTACATTACAAGACCACCAAGACGTTCAGTGTAAGGAATTGTGGTACGTCCTGAGTGGTATTCTTGTTGCAATTGTTGTACTTGTTGAGCCACTGGAATTTGTACAATGTCCGCGTCATTCAAGAAGATATAACCCATATCTTGTTTATTGCCATTAGAGCCAAAGTTTTGGTGTTCAAGTTCAGGAACTGCCTTAATGTCCTTAAACCACGGTCCAATCATTTGCAATACAGTCATTTGTGGGTTGTATTGGTTATAAGGCATGTCAAGCTGATCAATTGCGCTTTGTGGCAAGGCTAAAATTGGTTGAGCATTTGAATAGCCAGCCAAGTGTGTAATCTTGCTTTTTGCGTCTTTGAGCCAGTTTCTAATCTTTAAATTGTTGTCTGGGTCGTCAGCAAGTGCATCAAATGTAACCGGTGCGGTTGATTCTTGCACACCTAACTTAGAAACTGGATCAGTCAAACCGTTAATGTTAAGTGCTGGATTGGAATTGTGAAGCCCATTAAAAATAAGCTTGTTTTCGGCTTCTGCTAGTGCTCTACGGGCTCTTGTTGCCATTGGCGTTAAGATGTCCATGCCTACTTGTTGAGCTTCACCAAGTTGTTGACGTGAGTATCTAACCGCAATCGCAATATCAGTCAAGTTGGATGCTGATTCGGTTACATTCATGTCAACTACTGGGATATCGTCGGCACCGTCAACATAATGAGCGGCTTGACCAGCGGTAGTCATTACCTTGTATGTGGTTTGCTTAGTCCATGCTGGAACGCTGAAAGTATGGAACAGTGACATAGCTGTTAATTCTCGTTCCTTTGGAGTCTTAATAACGTTGTCAACATAGGTAAGCTGTTCACGCGTTAAATAGTCCTTATTCGCCATTATTTACCTCCGTTCTTGTTATCTGTGCCAGTTGTTGAACCCGTTGATGGGGATGCTGGCTTTGTTGCTGGCGTTGGGTTAACTGCTGGTGTGCTAGGTTGGTCAACTTGTGGCGCGTTAGCATTTTGCAAACCTGAACCTGTAACAGCCGTATTAGAAAGCTGGATACGGGTTTGCATGCGTGCGGTACCGCCCTTATTGCCGGAACCTAAAAAGACGCCAACGACTGTATCGTTAGCGCCTGCTGGTTTGAAATTGCCGTCCTTATCAACGGCTGCATTCTCGTTTTCATTTACATCTTCATTGATTGGTACTTGAATAGTTCCCTCACGAGCTACGCCAAATAATTCACCGGTTTGCCACTTGTCAGCATCAATGTTTTCTTGTGTTAAGTAGTCAGCGTTTAAGTAAGTTCTGCGTAAAGCCACGCCGAAAATATTTCCGCCGGTTGCTGGAACTACCAAACCATCTTTAATTGCGACACCTTGACCGAAGCCGATTGGTGCTCCTGCTTGTTCGGTGTTGATTGTTGCGCGTTCAATGGTTGCTAATTGACCTGGTGCAAGTTCACCGGTGTTGTAAAGTTCTCCATCTGGAATTGCCATTTAATTACCTCCTTAGGCTAAGTGGTAACGGTCTTTTGCGGGTTTATTGTCTACGCTGTCTGTCTTGACATTGGTTTCAATACCCGTGTAACCAACTACGCCAGAGTTATTGCGGTTCTTGATTGAGTCAAAATAAGCGTCAATATAGTCATCTGACTTAGCGCTTAAATCGACTGAATCAGTCTTGCTGATAGCTTCTAGCTTCATTTCTTTCGGAGATTTGCCTTTAAAATCAAAAGAATCGCCAACATATGGCTTTACTTCATCGATAAGTGCCATACGGTCAGCGATTGCTTGATCTAGTGCATCCCCTTCAAACTTTTTCTTTTCTGCGGCTAATTCCTTTTCAAGAGAATCAGCCTTGGCTTGTGCTTCATCAAGTGATTTCTTGTTAGCATCAGCACCACCCTTTAACTTGTCGCGTTCGGCTGTCAAAGCCTTAATTTGAGCGTCAAGTTTGGCAATTTTTGAGTTATTAGCCTTGTTGTCAGCATCAAGCTTTAAAATTCTTTCTGCGTCTGTGGTTGCGACTGTGACATCTGCACCATCTAAACGAATTTTTGTAGTTTCCATTGATGTTCCTTTCTCTTGTGAATCATCTATAACCATTTCTGCACTGTCACCGGTTAATCTCACCGAATGACCAGCACGACCACGTTTAACTACTGCGACGTGATTAATTTGAATGTTCTTTTGTGCCGAATCGTACGCCATACCCTTGAAAGTACCTTTAACGGGTACCACATCAGTTTGAAATCCAATTGAAAGCTCTTGCTTGCCGCCCTGAATTTCTTTGATTAATGCCGAATCGGTGATAGTCATGTCAACTTTCAGCTTGTCACCATCAACATGGGCATTATTGGCGGTTAATCCCTTCATATATCGGTTCGTATTGGTCACGTTCACCGATTCTTGTGGGTGATCGTCTGTAACTGGCTTTGAATTTGCACTCTCAACAGCCGAATCAGTCAATAAATCATCAGGAAGTTTGGCTTCCATGGTGATCTGCCCACTTTTACCGATATAAGGAAAAACGCCCACACGTGCGATTGGCACATTGCTTACATGCAAGAATCCTGTTTGTGAATCAACAGAAAACTTGTTAATCGTCGCTGTATCGTACCGTGTCAGGTTCATGCTATTCGCCTACTGGCACTAATACCGGTTCTTTGGGGATGTACAGTGTTTGCCTAGGCTTAACTCGCATGGTGTCCTTTGGTACATGGTTGAAATAACGCAACTGTTGCAAAGCGACCTTGTACTTTTGAGCAACATCAAACAATGTTTCGCCATCTTGCACGGTGTACTGTTCGCAGCCTGTATAATCGAACATCCCTCTAGGGTCTTTTACTTCTGCCATTGGCTTCACCTCCTTTGCTACTGGTGTTGGTTTGACAACTTCAATTGGCTTTTCTACCTTTGGAGCTACCTCCACGCTTTTAGGCTTCAAAGCATTAATTGCTTGCTTAGTTTCTTCATTGGTTAAATTGGTTGAAACTGGTTTAATTTCGTTTGAATCTTCCATAAAATCCTCCTAAAATTTCACAAAGTAAGAATGTTGATTTAACGGGCTTAAATGAGATTCACCCACGGGCGGANTGACTTAAAAATTAAATGAAACACAAACGCTTCCTCAATGCGAGGGAGCGCTTTTTTCATGCCCAAAATTAGCAAACTTTGTGAAATTTTTAAGTATTCCGCCCGTGGGTGAATCTCATTTAAGCCCGTTAAATCAACATTCTTACTTTGTGAAATTTTAGGAGGATTTTATGGAAGATTCAAACGAAATTAAACCAGTTTCAACCAA